TTGATGCTTCCATAAGAAACGCAAAAGGCTTTGCAGGATTGTTCTTTGTCATTTCAGATGTTGATACAAATGCACAGTTCTGCAACGCAGCAGAGTTTTTCTGAACATTGACTAACGGAGTTCCCATTACCCACAAGCCACGACCAGGTGGAGTCCATTTTAAGTTAAACAAACGGTCAAACGCTTCTTTTGCAGATGCTTGCGCTTTTGAATCATTCCAAGGTAAGCGATTTGTTTTGCAGTGGTCTTTTTGCAATGAATACATGCCGTTAATGACTCGCTCACATACGTCAGACCATGTTTCTTTTGTTCCGTCCTCTTTCAAACGAGAATAAGTGCGTAGAAAAGTTATTTCTCCTACAGAGTTACCGCCGGCATCAATGTAACCAAATGGCGCTTTTTTTGTTCTGTAAGAACTAATAAAATCTTCTGATAGGCGGAATGTGAAAAATGAAGACACTTACTCGCTCCTCTTTCTATTTGTATGTTTAGGAAATCAATCATACAACCAACACCCTGTTTACACCCGTCTAAGCAATGCCCAAATTTTTTGCTTTCTCAAGTGTTACGTATGAACCTTTATGATGAATAATCACACGTGCTTTTGTGAATGGAGTGATTTGCCTATCTTCGTAGATGTCTTCTTCTACTAAAAATGTCTGCAGTTCTTTTAATGTTTCAATAACTCCGGTAAGACCAACAATTTTTTTTGGTGGACCATCTTCTCCGTCGCAATCACCTGTAGGGTGACCGCAAACTGGACAAGGTTCACGAGTTGCTCTTAGAATAGATATTCCGTCGCCAAGTTTTTCAGTTGCGGAATCTCTAAACATACTCAATTTTACCTCGCCTGGTTCACCTGGTCGGTGAACTGTGTCTTATAAACACAGTCTAAACATAAGGTTCAATTCCTTAGGCGAGGACTAATAGAAAACCTGAAGGTGAAAACCGAGGTTATTAATTGCTTCCGCTGCATCGTCTTCATCTTTTTCGTTGACAATATATTGTTCCATTATTGTCTTGTACAAAAGTGCTGGATAACTCTTGTCACGCAATGTTCTTACCGCTCCGTCTGGATAAACAGTAATCGGCTTAAAAATCATCCTATTTTGGGCTAGATATTCATAAGAAATTGAAACAAGCGTTAGTTCTGCTCCTCCCATTTCGTCACTTTCGGCGTGAGTTACAGTAATGCACTCATTTACTCCGGTAGTTTCGTCAAGAAATGCTTTCTGAAGGTCAAGTCCTCGTGTTTTTTCTATATCCGGAGAACAGTACCCCTCGGCCACCATGGAGAGGCTGTCAATATCCCAGAAACCCTTAAGAATCCCAAGCATTGCCGCGCATCTTTGAAGCCTGTCTATTGGTTTTTCCTGCATGTGCTTCTTACTTAACTGCACAATGGCGAGAACCTTGCCATCTTTCCATCCAATAAAATTGAATGCCAAATCTTCCCCGACTCCTAACTCACTAACAAAACCTTGTTTTGCTAATTGAGCAGATGTCAAGGCTAATGCTATTTTTGAAAATTCGTCTGGGTATAAATCATCCACACGCCCACATTAGTGCACTTAATGCTATAGTCGGGGATGTCCTATGGGGCCAAAAATCTTAACAAAGAAAGACAAGACATGAGTAAGCAACCAGCAAAGAAAACAGCAGCGAAGAAGACGGCAACAAAAAAAGCCGCTCCCAAGAAGAAGGCTGCTCCTGCGAAGAAGGCTGCAACAAAAAAGGCAGACCCAGTAAAGCGCGCCTACAACAAAGTTGAAAAAGTTGCCAAAGAAAATGGCATTGATTTTGATACTTACGAAGAAAAAGCAATTGAAGCAATTGAAGAAGCGTCAGAAAAAGTAGTCGCCGAATTTGTAAAAAATCGCAAGGGCTTACTCAGCAAACTGTTTGCTTGGATTAAGAAGTAAAAAACCACTCAAAACAACCCCTGGGGCGAAAATTTGTTCGCCTCGGGGGTTGTTTTATTTATATGCCTAGATACGCTTTCTTTTAATAAAGGAAGGTCTCAGATGGCAAGAACACATGGCAACAAAGAGTTTGCCGCCGTAGTGCGAGAGATTGAACGCATCGGCTTCAGGGTTGAACAGACCAAGCGTGGCGTTTACAAGATTTACCCGCCACTCAGTATTGGTGGGCGTATGTACACAACCCACGGAACACCAAAGGCGATGAAAGCCATCAAAAGCGAGTTTCGTAAAATCTACGGCATTGACTTGGCCTCAATATGATTTACCCAGAAAAAGAGATGTATGGCGTTCTGGAGCCACAACCACCAGAAGTAAGACTGTCGGCAGAGCCGCTTCTTGCTCTTTTTAGGATTGAGGGCTCCGAAAATAGCATTTCGGCTCTAGCAATGCGCTTAGGAACAGAACGCAACGCCATCTACAGGTGGATAGAGAACGGCATCAACCTCAGAGTCGCCGAAAACATGGCTGAGAAAATAAACACCCATCCTGCCTTGATTTGGGGTCCTGAATATCACATCGCAACCTACATGGAAGCAAACCGTCAAACCATAATGGCACGTAGAAAACGGGAAAAACTCGTTCTTCGGCGTTCTATTGCGAGAAAGGAAAAGAGAGATGAAAGAATCACACAATAAGAAAAAAATTTTCTACAGCCCTGAGCAGACAGCACTAACGCTTAACTTTATTGTTGACTTCACCAAAGAACGTGGTTATCCACCGTCCGTTAGAGAAGTGGGCGAGAAAATCGGCGTTAGTTCGTCGTCAACTATCCATAAATTCATACGTCAATGCGTTGATGCAGGGTACGTAGACCTTGATGCACGCATCCCTCGGTCAATAAGAGTTTCCAAGATAGGCAAAAAGTACTTATCTTCGGCTCAATGAGTGCCCTTGGTTGGATTTGAACCAACGACCTGCGGATTAGAAGTCCGTTGCGCTATCCACTGCGCCACAAGGGCTTATGGCTACAATCTAGCCTCTCCAGATAAAGAATGCAAGAAAGGCAAAAATGGCATACAACTACATTGAGGCCTTCACCGAAGGTCATTCTTATAACAAAGTCGTTGCGAAGTATTTAATTGACAAAGGAATACCGTGTACTGTCCCCGAACTGCAAATAGCAAAAAATCGTGAAGAGCGCCGGCAGATGACATTGACAGAAAAAGACATTACGCTTGATTTATTGCCACATATCTTGGAAGTAAAGAACGTCAGCGTGGAATTTGGTTGGGACCCCAAAGACTTCCCGTTCCCCACAACGATTGTTGACACAGTTAACAGTTACGAAGACAAACAACAGAAACCGCTTGCATATATTTTGCGCAGTAAGAAAACTGGCGCAATGCTCGCTGTGGGACCATCATCAAAAGACAGATGGAAGAACAAGAACCTGTACGACAAGAAACAGGAACTAACAGACAACTTCTACATAGTTGACAAACGTGACTTGCGAAGTATGGATGAACTTGTAGAGCACATCCTCAAACTCCAAAAACGTACTTCATAACTAGATAAAACATGGCAGTTCCATATATCCACATCTTTATCATCGGTTCTATGTCATTTATAAAACTCATTAGATAAATCTATCCGCACACATCAACGATGTATTTGTATTTATGGGCGTCACTGTTCTAGCCAGTTCTTTTTAATCCATTTAGAAATGAACTCAGCACGCAATTTAGAACCCGTAGAACCGTAATGGACCTTATCAGGATTCAATAGAAACCGCCTACTTTGGATAAATCTATCCCAACCAACAACGTGCATATTGGTATTTCTACTAGCCCTGTCTTTAAGCATTACGTTCCATAAGGTCGCTGAGCGGTTGTTGCCCTTCTTCCAGCCTTTCCACACCGAAACCCAAGCAACATTCTTGCCTTTAAGTTCCCTCATGACTGCCGAAACGTTATTACCAAAAGCCTCTGGCTTATGAAGGCCAGTATCGTTCGTACCAAGCGCAATCACCCAACAAGCGTCCTTGTCAACGCGCTTCTTGTAGTACCTGACCGCTTCTAAGCCCGTGTGACGGTCGTTAGGCATCTTCGTAAACACCGACCTACTTCCGGCAGCAGAAATTATGGCGTCAGGCAAACCGATTTTTTTATATTCAGCAGCCTGAAACTGTTTTGAATGAAGCGTTAAAGAGTCCCCGATGTGGACCACGTTTGAACATGTCCCAGGGACATTCATTAGTAGGGAGAACAAAAGACTATACATATCTATCAAGCACCTCATCTAAAAGGATTGGTTTGTAACCAGTCTGTTCAACGCTCACGCACTGATACCAGGGGTCTGGAAGCGACTCAGCGTGTAAATGTCCGTGAATATTGCCTTTATAGCGGTATTTCTGGTGGTCAGAGACCGGAATGTGAGTTAAAACAAACTTGTTGTACGAAAACGTGCCCATGATGTCATAAAAATGTGGGGTGTAAACATTTAACGGAAGTCTATCGTGATTGCCCTTTATTAATAATTTCCTACCATGTAAGAACCGCATCGTTTTGACACCTTTCTTGTCTATGGCAACATCACCAAGGTGGATAACCGTATCCTCAGGGCCTACCGTCTCGTTCCACAACTGAATCATCTCTTCGTCCATATCGCTGGCGGAATCCCACGGACGTAACTTGTCGCCGTGCTTGGCGGAGAACTCGCAAATGCGTTGGTGTCCCCAATGAGTGTCGGCTGTAACGAATATTGACATATCTCCATCGTACCGGAGAGAACTGAGAACACAACGTTTTGTATGGATTTATCCAATAGTGGGCTAGACCTCAAAATTTGTGGTGTGCCCCCCCACGCGCGCCCGGCCCATCTGGAAAGGAGCCCCGAGAATGGCCCCACGGGGTCAGAAAACGACCACTTATAGTAGTTATACACAGCCCATGATGTCACCCCCTGTGGTTGTCCACACCCTGTGGATAAAGGTCAAAGCGAACATCTGTACGACGAACACATGTACTACAGGTACCTATGGAAGTGCCTATGGACCCACCATATGAACACCTCATACAAACAGTGTCAAGTAAATAGCCCATCAACCATGACGCCATACCTGATTGTGAATATCACCCTCTGGCATATCCAAAAGTGCGCCTCTCAAGCACGCTTTTGCACACACATCAATCACATCACCAAGTCGCATCAAACTATTAGTTACACACACTTCACACACCACACAGTGAGGTGTTCTACAATGAGTCAATGCCTTTCTCTTATGACATAGAACCAAACGACTCGTCTCGTCTAAGGCGTCACATGTCAAGAGTAAAGAGTGATGACGCTCAAAGAATAGAAGTCAAGGCACTAGGCATGAACCTAGGTCAACTCGCAAGAGGCGCACAAGTCTTTGACCCTAACGCATACGATGGTGATGGTGATGGACTAGTACAAGACAGCACACCCTTTGAAAGACCAGCGGTGTTGTCTAACATTGCCTCCATAGCACGAGGTCTCTCAAGCACCACGGGTGGCTACGGGTCATACACACCAGCAGGTTCTTGGACAGTAGGCCTAACCAATGAAGAGGTGGCAGAGAGGGCAATACCTGACAACCCTGCTGTTTTCATTGGCATGCTCAACGCTCAAGGCCCCATGGGTAGTACAGATGTGTACCTACTAGAGGCTCTCAACGATGTTATCTTTGACCCTGAGGGCGTTGCTAAAATACGTCAATCACTAATTAAAACATTAGATGATAGACCTGCATTACGTTCTGCCTTTGACAGGTTTGGTTGTCCACCCATAGGTCTACACCCCAAGGGCAAGCCATACAAAGGTCAAGCACATGGTCATTACGCTATCTTCATTAACGAAGCAGCCATAGATGAGGGCGCAGTATCACGCTGGCTAGGTAAAACACCGGCACTAGCAAAACTATTCAATGAATCCATGATAGCGCCCAAGATAAAGGGCGTGAAGCGAGCATTCTCAGGAGACAACGCAGAGGACACCATCACTCATGAGTGGGGTCACTACTTGAACTACCTAGTAGCAAACATCGCACCAGACGCACAACTGCGTGAACTCGCAGCGGCAATGGCATCAGACTCGTGGGGTTATGCACAGTGGAGAAGAACAGCATTCACAGCGTTACCCAAAGGGGCAGAAAGATTATTCTCCTACTTTGGCGAGATTACAAGCAGTGAAAACTGGAACAAGAAACATGAACTGCCCGATGAGGATGTTCCGTTCATCAAGAGCGTGTATGGAACCACATCACCAGTTGAGTTCTTTGCCGAATCAGTGCAAGCATACTTCTCCCCCAACCCTAAAGATAGTGAACTTCTCAACTACGAAGGAACAGTGATTGTTGAGCAAATGCTTGGCATTAGACAAGTATCTCGTAGTGGATTTTCGTCAAGCACAAGTGGTCTCAAAAGCGGCACGGGTAATACTCTGCGTGACAAGACACCACAAGAGATAGCAGACATTGTCGTACCTAAAACAAAAGAGGAAGCAATCGTATTAGCCGACGCACATATCGGTTTACTGATTGACGTAGCCACTGGCCTTCCTTACACCGCATCAGAACCAGACACACTGAAGTTGATTACCCGTAAGGGCATTAATGGTATGGACTTCTCACCTGAAGCGGTATCTCGTATGAAGGAGATGGTGGTAGAGGCGTTGTCAAACAACCCCAACTTCTACGAAGCAGTACAAAGATTCGGAATGCCTCCTGTCATGATAACAAAGCCAGGTGAAAGGCTAGATGCAGCGTACGCCATTGCGGGTGTAGAGGGCTTCCCTGCTATCACCATTGACTCAACCATCAGAGAGAAAGCATTGGTTGATGGGTTTCCTAATGGCATGTATCAAGAAGACATATTCATTGAGGGAACATCGGAATTCCTCGTAAACCCTACGAGTGATGGAATGTTCATTCATGAATGGGGTCACTTTCTAAACCGTCTGGCGTATGACGCACACCCAGATGAAGAGATGAAAGACTTGGCACGTTTCTGGTGGAACAACACTTGGGACTTGGATGAATACCTACCCAAGATTGGGAAACTTCTACGTAGGTTTGCTAAACCGGAAACACGAGTAGACGCCAGATACCTTGGCGCTCAAAGATTCGGTAAAACAGCAAAAAAAAATAAGTCCGTTGACTTCACGGGTTACCCACACGTAAAGACACAATACGGACAGTTGGAGCCATCGGAGGCATTTGCCGAAGCAGTAGCAGCAGTGCTCTCTAGCGATGTTAATGATAAAGAGTTGGTTAGCCCTGAACTGCGCAAAGATGTTCTTGACATAATCGGTTTCTCGCCATCAGCAAAAGAAGTAGATAGAGCGGGTAGTTCAGAAGGAAGAAGTGCTGGATTCGCCTCAAAGACAGTAACAAGAGGTCTTGGCGTAAGGCTTATTAACAAATCCGACCCATTTACTCCACTCAGTGGTTCTGATTGGCTAAAAGAGGCCACGGATGAAGAAATAGCAGAGGCTGTAGTGCCTACAAACATGGATGATGCCATAGCGCTAACCGTGATGAACACGGCGTACGGTGCAGACCCAGCAAATTTTCCCACAGAAGCAACAGTAATTGCTGAACTAGCGGAACGATTGCTATTCAAAGCAGAATGCACAGACAGTACGGGTGCCCTAATTCGTGATGCAAACGGAAACGCTGCTTTTGTGTTTGATGTACCGATTGACTTCACTCCAGCAGGTAGACAAAAAGCCAAAGACATGCTCAGACGAATGATGGCAGAATCACCAGAGTTTGCATGGATGATTAGACGCTTCGGGTGTCCACCGGTATTGATTATGGATGAACAAAAACTTACCGACCTAAGAAACCAGGTTCAGGCGCTGCGTGATTCAGGAATGGACATACAGTTGCCTCCCCATCTTGATAGTGACTCTATTGGTGGTTTTTCAATAGCAACTCTTGGTATTACGCTTAGAACAAAACCAGGCAGAGATGACTTGCCGATGGGCTTCAATAGAGGGATAGCGGCAAAAAGAAAAACGGGCAAAAAAATAACCAACCCAGACGGCACCATAGAGGATGAAGTAGAGCACTGGATGAACAACTTCGGTATTTCTCTTGCTGATGTCGGCATTCATGAATGGGGTCACTGGTTTTATTCAACCGTTCTAGGAAACAAACTGCTGTACAAGACGTATGGAATTAGAGGAAGGATGGGTGACAGACAATCTCGTCTTTCTTACCTGTTTCCTGGTGTACCTATTGCAGACGTTGAAAAAATGACAAAAGAATTCCTTGATGCTTTTGACGCGGAGGGTTTTATTCCTTTCAACACCATGAGTGAAATGCATATTGACTCAATAGCCAAAGCGGCATACAGAAGCATAGGTAACAACTTAAGAAACAGACCACTACCAGAACAACTGGCTGCTGCTCAAAGGTTCACCGACTTAGTACAAGACTATTTAAATAACGTAGTTAACTCATCACGCGGGTGGTCTCCATCACGCGCACAAGAGTTTGCTGACCAAATAGCGCTTGAGTTTCCGTACCTAGTAAATGACATGCCTCCACTAATAGCGGGAACCTATGCAACAGCAACTCGTCAAGAACTGTGGGCAGAGGCAGTATTACTATTCTCTTCACCTGACTCAAAGTTGAAAGCCAAGTACCTAACGCCAGAGATAGAAGCGTTTATTGCTTACGCTTTTGGGTTGAAGCCAGACAGAGACCCCAATACTCCATATCAAAAACCTTGGGCATCTCGCAGTGGCTTCTCTTCTTCTTCACGGGTAAGAAGACTTCATGCAGCAGAGGACAGTATTCCCGACAGAGTCTCTGACAAAGATGACGGGTTAGCAAGCAGAACTACTGGAGCATCAACTGCAAAGATGAGTCGTGAAGCCTCTAGTACTTCACGTTTCACTGTTGGTGACTACGACTTTGACATAACCGACGAAGACCTATCTACATACGATTGGGATACCGCCTACGACCAGTGGACAACATGGTCGGGTAACTGGCGTATGCGTCACTTATCCTCAGCAATGATGGGTATAGAACAGCAACCAACCAGGGGTGGCGAAGAGTCATTATCAACCGTCCACGAGATAATGCGTTCGGGTGAACTGTCAAACGCACCAGACCACGTCAAAGAATCGGTTCGTGAATCTCTAATCAACACTCACAAGACTATGGAAAAGATATCCATGGGTGAGACTATTAGTGATAGACCCCTCTACAGAGGCTTGGGTTCTGTTCCTGACGATTCAGAGATACTCATGGCAGAACAAGGCGAGACGATAACATTCCCACTTAGTGCTTTCACTCCAGACAGAAGCATTGCTACAACGTTTGCTGACATGAATGCCGAGAGTGACAAAAAAGTAATCCTCCAACTCAGAGATGGTGCCCATGTAGCATCTAGCGATTACACGACACAAATAAGAGACCTAGAAAGCGACTGGATAGAAGTACCTATTGAATCTGTTACTCAGGGAGAATTTACTGTCGTCTCCAAGAGCGAGAAAGACGGGTACACAGTAGTAGAACTGTCGCACTCAAAGACGTTTGACCCACTAGCAGGAAGAATGGTTCCAACCAATGTTCGTGGTGGTTTTGCTTCTTCCAGCATGAGACCAGAGCGACGGGTATCAGATAGCGCCATCCGCACATTGACAGACAATATGGACTTCCTTCGTGACAATCCACCAATCGGCAAGGGTGGCAAAGACCTGGACGACCAGTGGGCACAGAAGACAATAGAGAAACTACGCAGTGGGGAGATATCCCAAGAAGACGCATTTGACCTAATGAATGTCGTCATTGAGATACTCAACAACGGGTTCAACGAAGACCCAAGCCAGAAAGAAAACCCAGACGGCAAACTTCTTGCTTACCAAAAACTATCCAAGCGTCTACGCAGGCTCGCTGTCGGCGCTATGGACAAAGATGATATGGAAGACTTCCGTAGAGAACAAGGCATTGGTCCTACTGCGATTACGGAACCAAAGCCAGGTCCTTATCCTGGCGGTCGCTTTGGTTTCTCGTCTACGACAGCACGGGAAACTTTGTCTACACGGACAGACCAGCGCATTAGTGACATTGACACACAGGTGGCAGAACTTGAATCCGTCAATGCTCGCCTGACTAGAGCAATAAGTGAACTTGAAGCCACGGGCAACTGGGAAGGAGTTAAGCATGACGTGTTCATCACCGAAGGCAATGACCCAAAGACTTACAGCAAGGAGCAGTTAGAGAGCAACGGCTGGTCTGAAATAGTAGTGCAAGACTCAAGAAATGCTCTATCGGCAAGGCAGAAAAAGATAGATGTTCTCAAGAAAGATAGAGACAGTCTTGAAGATAACAAGAAGCGCCTAACTGGCGACTACCCAGAAACAACAATGCTCATTGAAGAGTTGCTGCTTGACGAGAACAATACCGAGACCCTACGGGCACGGGCGTCAGAGATTGACAGTATGAGTCAAGCAGACAGAACAGCAAGATTTACCGACCCCAATGACCCAGAGTCAGTGTATGTGGTTCACTACGGAGCAAGCAGACTAGAAGGTGGTCAGTTGGACCCTGCTCGTTCACGGGGACAGGTTGGACAGGGAATTGCTGGCAACACTCGTCAGATAAATGACGAAACAGCAAGATACATGGTCGGATTGCGTAATGACGCAAGACGAGACCTATCCATCCTTGAGGAAATGAAGCGTCAGATTGAGACTGATGGCGTGATTGACTTTGACGCAATCGCACGAACTGACACTAGAGACTCCTTGCGGGCAGGGAGGGCAAGACTACTGCTCGGTCTAAATCGCCGTGACCCAGAACGCTCAACACATACACCAGAAGGCTGGCAGGTTTCCAATATTGACAGTCGTATCGGTGACGAAAACAGAACCCTGTCTAGGCTTGACAAGGTTGCCGACCAGTTGATTGCAGACGACTATCAATACACGAGCACATACAGGGCGTCAGCGCTGCAGGACCTGCTCGGCTCGTACGGGGGAAGGTATGCAGAGGGCGACTCTACTGAATGGGGCGACGATGCAAAACGCTCAACAACTACTGGCATACATGTCTTCAAAGTAAAAATAGGTGATAACGCAATTGAGCAAAACAGTGTTGGCGAGACGCACCTTGTTGGCAAACACACTCCAATCGCTTCTCTTGTTGTGGACAGCAGTGGAAACGGCGACAATCCTGCTCGTGAAATCTGGAAGGGTTGGCTTGATGCAGTTATTGAACAGGACATCGGTAAGAACGATGCGATAACACTCTCAGAAGATGGAAGAATTCCAGACATGCCAGGACGTGAGATAAGAGGCAAGTCGGTTCAGTGGGTAGACCTAGCAACCAAGTCCTTTGTATCCGATGCTCCGTCATTTGACACCAAGTCGCTTAAATACACAAAACCAGAATTGCGTGAAAGAATCAAAAACCGCATCATGGCTGGTAGCAAGGGTGGAAACCCGGGTCAGTGGTCTGCCCGCAAAGCGCAACTGGTTGCTTTGGAGTATCGTAAAGCAGGTGGCGGCTACAAGGGCGGCCTGCGTAAGACTCAGCGTTCGCTCAATAAATGGACACGAGAGAAATGGACAACTTCAGATGGAAAACCAGCGATTCGCAAAGGCGGCACTCGCCGTTACCTTCCTTCTACTGCTTGGAGTCGCCTTACGCCGGCACAGAGAGCGGCGACTAATCGTAAGAAAATCATCGGAAGTCGGCAAGGCAATCAGTTTGTTGCAAATACACGAAGTGCAGAGAATGCTTCGCGCAGAGCGAGAAACTGACGTTATCCCCAGCAGGAACGAGTTCCGATAGTCTTCACCACTTACCTAGTGGGCAAGCCTCGCCTACAAAACGCACCTTCATAAGTAGTGGGCAACCACAAACCTTGCAGGTCTTCTTCCACTTCTTCATGTGTGGACATTCTTTACAGACTGCGTATCTACGAGCAGCGATTGACGCTGATACTTCTTCCATTAGCGCATTCTACGCTGACATTTAAGGCAGAACTCCGACCATGGGTAGTACCTGCGCATGTTTATGGGGTGAGAACAGTCAATAATTTCAGTGACCTTATCGTTCACCGTGTCTCTAATCATCTGAGACATGGTAACCCCAATCTTCTCCGAGGCTTCCTTCCAACGTTCTCTGTCTTTGTTCGTCAAACGAACAAGAATATTCTTGTCGGCAGGACCATCTTCTGGCGAAACCTCGGTAGAAATGGATTTATCTCCATGAGCCTCACGGTCAATAGCCGAAACTAAATTACTAATCTCTTGGTCTTTTTCACTCATCAACTATCTCTGCGTCCTGTATTGGTGCTTGCCCGAGGATACCAGCAACCATGTCCGGTGGAAGCACGCCCGACATGCCCATGATTTCCAACAGTTTACGAGCCTCTGTCTCTGGGTCAAAGGCGTCAATAGCCGCAGGACGTCCTGATTCACCAGCAAGAGTGGCCTTCACTGACTCCGAGCCCCGTACATCCATCTGAACGTTGATATTGGTGGCTTCCATACCTAGAAGTTTTGTTCTTCTGTCCATGATTGAGAGAACTTGTTGGATTGCTTTGAGGTCTGGCTCTACAGCCACCTCTGTACCGTCATCCATCTTCACCTTGCGATGCTGGGTGAGTGGCCAGATTGCCGCTTGGAGGTTGTCCAGACGCTCCAGTTCCATCCGTAGCACCTCTGGGTATGCCATGAGTGCTTCTCTGTTCAGTTTCTCCAACTGGCGCTGTACAGCCCTGTGTACGGAAGCAGACGTCAGGTCAAATCTTCTAGCAATCTCAGATACTGCTACGCCAGCCTGTCTCATCTTGAAGATACGTAAGTCTCGCTCTGCGATGAACTCTTTAGTCATCACTTTATTATTGCGTTCTTGACTCATTTGTTTACCTTAGCGTACTCCACTACTTCAAACGGGAAAAGCCTACCCCTCTTAATCTTGGTAGGCCATGGCCTGTCGTCACGAGCACCTCGGAAATGCTTGACATCATAAGTGTACGCCATGCCAGACGAAATGTCAGGAGTTAAGGCAATACCAAACTCTGGCCAGCGAGACCATACCGCAGAACCAAATGGACGCAACTGACGATTAGTCATGCTTTCACCTAGAGGAGCATGGTGTTCCAACCAAAGAGCACACTGATAAGAGTCTCTGATGTAGTCAAGGTACTTAGCAACCTCTACCGCTACTGCTTCTGCCGTGCGACCACCTGGGTCTACGAAAGCCTTGTAAAGAGGACCCATAATAAGCAACTCGGGTTTGGTGTCCTCAATGGCACGTTCCAACACTTCTCTATCTTCAGGTTTCATCAAGTCAAAACCTGATGGCTTGACGAGTAGTTCTGCTGTCGGAGACTTTGTGTATCCACGAGCAAAAGCAGCATTGTAGATTTCACGAGAGGTACGTCTGATGATGCGCTCTGGGTTCTCCAAGTCAACAGTTAACGTGCGTACTTGTCGCATCCGCTGATAAGTGAACGGGTGTACGCCGCAACCTGAAAGTATCGCAACCTGTCTAGCAAGCATTGTCTTACCAACGCCTTCGGCAGCAACAACAATAACTCGTTCTGTGCGCTCAATCAAATCGTCAATGACCCAATCGTAAGTGTCATCACTGCTCTCGGAAACAAACTCACTCCACGATACCAGTCTACCAAAATCTCTCGGCTTGTCTCTGCCTGCTGACATTGCGATGCCTTGTGCTTTTATTAGTAACTGATGCGGCGACAAGTCGTTACGAAGAAGTAGTTGTTCCAGTTTGCTCTTCGCCTCAACAAAGACGTCAGGGTCAGGCACTGCTTCAACAACTGTCGCAGTTGCAACAACCGGGGCACTTGGTGCCGGTGTGTCTTCGTCAACTATTAGAAGTTCATCTATGTCTCCACCAATAGACAAGAAGTCAGTTATGTCTTTTTGCTTTGGTGTGTGCCAAACACGTGCTTCACAACCAGCCTTCAATAACTCACTGCATACAGTCTTTGCATGCGCCATTCCTGGCTCGTCGTTGTCTGCGATAATCTCAACTTCTGCACCAGCAAGAGCCGACGTATGTATTGGCAACCACTTACCAGCGCCACCTGGCATTGTTGTTGCAATAATTCCTAAGTCCATGAGAGTGTCGGCGTCTTTTTCGCCCTCAACAACCCAAATAGGGAACCCATCTTTTACAGCATTCATTACTGCTGGAAGATTGTAAAGAACCTTTGGTGTATCACCGAGGGAGTAGTCCCAGCCACCACGACCGTCTGGCTTGCGTTGTCGGAATGTTTTCTTTCCAGCACTATCTACATAACGAAGTTTCTGAAACAGAAGTTCTCCGTCTTTATCAGTGTAGTTGTAAGTCTTGATGAGTTCAAGTTTTTCTTTAGTTCGTTTTTGTGGAGGAAATAAAGATGCTTGTGTCAAACCGATTGATTCACAAATCTCCTTACTGCTGCAGGGTGAGCCCCGATGACAAGAAACCAGAATGTTCCCAGTGTTTGCATCTTCAGAGATTGAAAGGGACGGGTTGTCGTCATCGTTACGACAAGGACACCGTGCTTCCCAACCATTGGAAGTTTCACTAACTCCCTTTAGGCGAGCAAGAAACTCGTCTGTATGTGAAGCCATTACTTCGCTGCTGCTCTTTCTAAGAACTCTCCGCCGTTAGCATCACGAAGTCCTACGCCTCGGAATACTATGCGACCTTCACGTCCGAGTGTTACGTTCTTTGACCAACGCATCTCTGCACGCTGTTGCTCTTCGTATCCGCCCCAAATACCCCATGGTTCCCACTTAATTGAGTACTCCAAGCACTGTACTGAAATGGGGCAAGAAGAACATACTGCTTTTGCTTTTGCTGTGTTGACCCTAATTTCGTTTAGTTCTTCACGCTTGCCAGTTTTTTGTAGAGGGAACCACCACTCTGTTGGATAACCCTTGCAGTTACCATTATCTGGTGAAAAACTACCCTGTTCCAAATCAACCTCCATGCTGTTGCCCCGTTATTCTACGCACATCTCTTTCAGTAAGAAAAATTGTTGCGTAACGCATCCGAAGGTTACCTGCGTCATCCGTCATTACAACATCAACAGCATCAATTGGTATTCCAAAATGTGCAGACAACGATGCTTTCATCATTTGTGTTTCTGTTTCTATTGATGCAAGTTCATCATCATCAATAAAAGTAGCGCGAGGTTGTGCGATTGCTAAAGAAGCCATAGTGCTCTCTACTTTTTCTGCACGTAAACACCACACGCAAGCAAGTTTTGTTGCTGTCGTTGCTCTCGGTCGTTGTTCTATGTGACCACATGAAAGAACATGGTGATAAGTAACTGCACCCCAACCTCCAACTCGTCTTATTTCAACGACGTCTCTACGGGGCGCACGGCGGTGTTCTGTCGTCATGAGTCATACAATAACAAAACCCCACCCGAATAAACGGATGGGGCATTGATAAATCTTTATGCGCTCACGGGCGCACTTAAATGATTAAAAAGGTTCGTCTGATGGGACTGTTTCTTTGGTTCGCTTAGGTGTTGGCTTTGCCGATGAATCGTTTGACGAAGCACGACGACGCTCAATTGACTCAAGAGAGCCTGTGCGGATGCCGATTTCCATCGCTTTGATTTCAATCGTTGAACGCTTCTGTCCACTTTCCTTGTCGTCCCATGAACGCTGGTCAAGAGTGCCGACGATTACTACGCCTACGCCCTTTTCAAGTACGTTCACTGAGTTCTCTGCAAGGTATCCCCAAGCGACGATGTTAAAGAACGAAGTCTTTTCCACCTTCTCGCCGGAAGCGTCTACGTAGTTGTCATTCACAGCAACAGAAAACTTCAATTGAGCCTTCTGATTTGTAGTGAACTTCAGTTCTGGGTCTGATGTGAGGTTTCCCACAATTGTTGTTGGTGTAATTGCCATGTTGATTTCTCCAATGTTCGGGGGGTTGTCCAACTGGTTGTAAGACTATCTTCTTATGTGTACACTCGCAACCATGAGTAAGAAAAATGAATTTGAAGTTCGCCTTGACGTTGTAAAGCACATGTCAAAAATGCTTCTAGAGATGTCAGAAGTTGACTTTGAAGCAATGAGCCCCGAAGACGAGTTAATAATGTTGGAAGACTTTGAAGAAGTTGCTGGTCACTTACTTGATTCCATCGGATTTAAGCCCTCAAATAGTGAAAATGGGGTTAATTTCACTGCAGAATTCAGCATTATTGACCCTGAAAAATATATTACGGATTTTTTAGATAAAAGCAGTGACTCCTGACCCTTGCTCCGTAAGGGTTTCCCAAGGTCAAAATATGAATCCTTTGCGTACCAAGGGTTTCCTAATGGTTGACTGTGTGACAAAAATTGGTAAAATAGTTATGTTCAGTTAAACACTGACGACGACATAGGCAAGCGCTTGTTATCTGCTTGTTGACCTATCCGCCGAACACTGGAGCACCCATTGACCAAGAAACACTTCCTATTGGCTTTTGCCATCCTCTTTGTTGTATTGATACCCACTGTGGTATTTGCTCAAAGTTCACTACAAGAATTTCCAAACGGAAACGTTCCAGTAGTGATTGAGGAGGTGACGTCAAAAAACAGTGTATTAATCAGGTCAACTCTCACAAAAACAAAAAAACCAAAAGCAACTACAAAGTTCTGGGAAGAAGTTGCAGTGTGTGAGACAAATAGCAACTGGCAAGATGGTGGCAAGTGGTCTGGTGGTCTTGGCATCTATCAAGGAACTTGGGAAAACTGGGGCGGGGAAGAGTTTGCCCCTACTCCACCAAAAGCAACCAAAGAAGAACAAATCATTGTTGCCAACAGAGTCTCTACTCAGGGTTACAAAACAATCCGTCATCGTGACCCTAAATGGGCAAAGATACACGGCGTTCCCGTCTCTTACGTATGGGAAAAGGAAGCAGTTGGCTTCGGTGGCTGGGGTTGCTACAAATCAAAGTCAACAGGCAAGTACAGAATGGCTAAGCCTCGCCTTTACTACCACGACAAACCACACTTAGTTCCTCTTGCGCAGTTCTATTTCAACGAGCGAGGCATGATTGTTAAAGACTTGCAAACGTTTCTTCGTGTCACGGTGGACGGCCACTACGGGGCTAAGACCAGAGAGGCCCACGTTAGATGGCTAAAACTTAAAGGTCACTCCACCGAAGGGGTACCAACAACTCCTTCAAACAGAGTGGTAATTACTCAATAAAACTGATACATTCGGTTTATGTACTCATCACCATTTGAAGACCCAACGTTCAGAGTCCCGGACCTAACAGTTGGAGAAGTTGAACTCCTTCTTAGGGACAACGCGGAAACAATCAAACTGCTTCTCGGCGTAGTGCGTGAATGGTTTATTCCGATGATGCAGAACTACTCGGAAGAGATATGGTGTGCTGGCTGGCTTCAAGACCTTGAAGTGCGACTTCCTCAAATGGTTCCTTCAGTGGCCATCGCCGCGGGACTACTGGGAGAAATTCCTTTCTGGGACGATTCGGTAAAGTTGGAAGACTTTGATGACGACCCAATCCGTTGGAAAAAATACGATGTCACGCAAATCGCTGATTGACCAATACGGTGCCGAAGTAATACTTCGTTGCAAATGCGGAAATACTCCCTCGCACATGATGGACCTCAAAGCCCCGAGATGCCCGGTTTGTCGTGAGACTACGGAGATTCTTTTTGGTGAGAACTGGGAATCAATAAAAGACAAATACAGATAAAAGTTGTAACTACAACCTCTTATAGGTATAATTAAGGTAACAGGTTATGAGTAACACGATTCTGATAAATCCAACCTTTGGGTCGTTTATCAAGCATTAAATACTCCGAAGGTCCGAGTCTGGCAACTTTGCCACACGGATACTTGATTGCTTCACTAGGCGTGTACATCAAACATACAGAGCATCGCTCAACCATTTGATACTCAGGCTTTGGACTCACTCCTATGGACATCGGGTCTTCCACTATCTCAAACTTGTGCGTTAAAAGGTTTGCTTGCACTTCTTCTTCCGAACCAGAAAACGGGACCGCATCTCCGGGCGCAAGTTGATATCTTCCCCCAAACAGGCTCATGCTCCCACCTCGGGCTCCATGATTTCATCAACAATCAGTTTGGCGTACTTACGGCGTAAGCGCCACAACTTCTCATTTAGTTCCTTGAACGACCTCGTGTGTCGTGCCTTTGAAGACATGTGCGGGTCAAAAGTCCCGTACTTCTTGAAAGCGATATTGTCAAGGTCGGGCGACTCAAGAATGATGTCTGAAATCCAGTCGGCTTTCTTGTCCATTGAAAGCATCAGTTCACACATTCCGTCGTAACCGAATTCGTTGTAAACCTTATGTGCAACAATGTCGCAATAGTGCTTGCGGTAAATCTGCTCTGATGTTCCTGCGCTCATGAATTGACTAAGAAACTCAGCCATCATCTCGGTTGGTTCACCTTCGGATTCAAATGATTCTTCGTCCATAAGCCCCCATTGTAGTCATACTAATTATGACACTCGGGTGTGTCAAGCAAGCGCAAGGATAATTGACTGTGTTTCTGCCTTTTTGCGTGAAACCCATGAGTTGCTATCCATTGATGCGATTGCTCGTTCTTCTGGTCTGGCGTCCCGATAATGGTCAAGGTACTCACCAACAGCGTTGTATGCTGACCAACCATTAAAACCGTAGCCACCAGCATTCTTGTCATTGATGTACAAACCACGAACAAGCAGATGAATGTCGTCAACGTTTTTCTTTTGACGGTCGGTTTCGTCTTTCTTGTGAGGAAACACACCGTTTACGATTTTATCAAGGGCCGAAGAACCGGCCGGGACTGGTACTTCAAGAAGTTGCTTGGCAGTTCTCTCAAAACCTGTTGCCCAAATAGTTGAGAGTTTGATTACTTCGGTTGCATCCTCAATTGCGGCTTCTGCATTACGGGTGTGTCGTGCTGTGAAAACTGCGCTTGCCGCACCAAGTCCTGCGATGACCGTATTCTTGCAGACGGCTCGGATTGATGTGTTTGCGTATGTGATTGCTGTCTTGCCATCGTGTCCATTACGAACAAGCAGGTAACGCTGAATCTTGTCGTTGATTCCATTTGGGTCAATAATGAGTGCACCCAAGTCAAGACATGCGAAAAACTCACGACCATCGTTTAGTACGCCACAGGTATCCACGATTGCGTCGCCCGCTGAGGCCCCGACAATCGCTAGCGCACGGTCAAGACAGTCCTTGTTTTGTTGAACTACAAAACGGGTTCCAACCGTTGAAAGCCCATCAATAGTTCCGTCTGGATTTACCCGAACTGTCGCACGGCTGTCTGAGATGAATACGGGACTACCGTCGGGATTGCGCAGCGGGTTGAGGTCATCATCAACTGCGATTACCTTAGTCAAGGCGACATCAAAGTCTGCCTGTGCTGCCGTGAGCATTGCTTCAGCGGTCTGGAGACCAGCCATTGGCTGTCCGAGTCTGTGCCAAGGGATTTCCCTGTCAGCGTAAGCCATCTTGGCTCTACCCATTATGTCTCGTTCTAGTTCATGTGCCATCTCTAAACCTTTCGTTAGATTTATGAGAAAGCATACTACGGAATAATGAAACAAACAACTCCGCCGGGAAGTTTGTGAGCCCAGCGTTTTGTCTTGCGAATCAGGGGTGGGACAGCAAAAACCCACCTGTCGGAGGGCAACAGGTGGGTTTTAAACTTGGAGGCTTTACAGCCCTATCAGAATGGGGATTTTGTTTTCTTTTTCATTACACTTTTTAGTTCCACTCGTGTAATTCGGAGAGTGATGAACCCTACAACAATCGCTACTGCCAGCAGGGGATGAATGTTTATTGCTAAGTCCATTTCTTGACCTTCTTTCGCACCTTGATTTTGTATCCGTTGAAACGAAGTAGTTCCATGATGTGTTCGGGTATTCCGTCAGTAACCACTATTCCCTTTTGGTTAAGTGCTAGACGGATGATGTCCTTCTTCTTGTTCATGCCTTCATACTATCGGTAGTAAGAGGTAGATACAACCTCTCAAACACCTTTTTTAAATAAACCCATCAGCAGTTCCCCTAGAGAATCACCTTCAGCAGCGGGACCTCCGTCCACAGCCTGATTCACCACACCACGCTTGCGCTCAATGAGAGAGTAGATATCTTCATCTATCGTTCCATCACACAGCAGGTAGGTCGCCGTGACTGACGACTTCTGTCCGAGCCTATGACAGCGACTATAAGTTTGGTCTACATCGGCGGGTGTCCACGGTAATTCCACAAACAAAACATCTTGTGCGACTTGCAGGTTGTGCCCCGTCTTTGCCGCTTGGATTGAGAGGACAATGACTGGTGCTTCTTCACATGGCAATGTCATAAACTTGTGCTTCTGCGCTTCTATCTCGTTGATGTCCATGCCCCCTTGTATGCGTAGGTTTCCGAACGCAAGTGCGAGTTCATCTACTACATCTCTGTGGTGAGCGGCGATTACGACTTTGCGTCCTTCGGCAACACGGGACTCCACCCACTCCTTGATGACGGGCATCTTTGCTTTGGCTGACAGACGGCGCAATACAGACAG